TTAAGGTGTATCGAAGCCGTTATGATAAAGTTCATTCGTATGATGACATGGTTCAATATAGCCTAGTTCACGCACCCACTAAGATTTCAGATTGTAGTATGCCACCCTTTGCTCAAGCCATGCCTGACAAGTATAAGCACACAGATGCAGCCACAGCATACCGTGCCTATTACATCGGTGAAAAGCGTAGGTTCGCAAAGTGGCCGGATGGAAAAATTCCAAAATGGTATCTTGACGGATGCGCGGAATATGATATACTTCATTCATCGCAACCGAACGAAGAAGGATTAGTAGTCACATGAATTATTAAACTTGATTTGTATGAATATTATATTTTATTAACAAAAGGAGCCTGCTCTCCCAAAACGCAGCAGGCACGATTGGTTTAGAGATACCCATCATCGTGCCAAGATTAAAACTCTCGTCGTAAGGAGAATCGACGCCTCCCCAATGAGTCATGGTAAACGGCTCACCCCACTATATTGTGGGGTTTTTTTATTTCTACATACTATTATGAGAAAGAAATCCCATAAACTAATCAAGTCTATACTAGCAGAAGCCGTTGGAGATCCACAGACTGGATCTCATACATGGGACATTCCGCATCCACAGACTGCATGGGAAGGTCTTTCGGCAGAACAACAAGCCCATGTTCATTCGTTAAATCAGCAGGGAAGAATACACCCAGAAGGACATCTTCATGGTTGGCGACCAGGAACAGGTCCTCTATTCCAACGAGATTTTACTGGAAGATCCAACGAAGATTATAGAAATCTACATAAACGCTATAAACAAGAACTTATAGATGCAGGACATGACAAAAAATCAGCACATGAAACAGCCGCAAGATTTATCTCAACTGATAGACAAAGAGCGCATCAGGCTGGAGTTATGGCACATGAAACTGCGATGCGCCCAATCCGAGAAGAACAAAAGAAACAAAGACAAGCAGGGCAGAATATATCTGGAGCAAGACAGCAGCAGGAATATAAACAAGATTCAGAAAAACTATTTCATTCTGCGATGCAAGGTGCAACCGATTCAGCAGATTATTATAGGACAGGTGGAGCCGAAGAACGAGAACATGAAAAACGGAGTAATTTAAATAATATAGAGGTAAGACATCCTCAGTTGTCAGATGAAGCAAAAAAGCATCTTGGTGCATTAACAGATTTTTCACGCGCTGCGATTCATACTGGTGTGTGGGGTGGTTTGCAATCTGCTGGAAAAGAGTTCAGTAAAGATGCTATGGAGCATTGGAATAAAACATTTACTGGGATTAAACCTAAAGACGCAAACATCAATCATCCTCTTGATATTGTTCCCTCATTACTTAAGCCAGAACATTTGAGTAGTGTGTTAAAAAGATATTCTAGTCATAATTCATCGGGTAGAAGTCAACATACTAGTATGACTCGACCTCTCACAGATCTAGATCAAAGACCAAGATTACCAATCAATACAGGCGCGAATGCTACTTGGGAGCTTAGAACTACTATACCAGATGGTCATCATACATTTCACCAATCTGTGAGAGGTTTAGGACATTTTGGTACATCAGTGGAATACAAAAACACTGAAGGTGGTTATGATATCCGTGATTCAATACGCAGTCATATTACTGCTTCTTTGATACCATTACATATGGGTGGTACATCTCCATTTAAAACCACAGATAATCCTTGGGAAAAACAGCAGCGTGATGGTGAACAAAAACATGATGCTAATTTTAGAAAAGCAGTTGGTGCTGGTCTAAAGCATATATGGAGTATTCCAAATATATCAGACCACGATAGAGATTTACTTCATAGACATTTTGAATCACAACTCAGACATCATTATGTGGCTGCTGTTGCTAACCCTAGAATGTTTAATCAATATCATGAGAGTATGGAAACTGCAAGAAGAGAACGAGAACAGGCAAAGAGAGAAGAGCAACAAAGACAACGGCAATCTTCTGGTGGTTCTTCGTCTGGTGGATCATCGGGCGGCCGCCGCAGAAGAGGCGAGTGGCCACATGCAGAAAAACCACATGAGATACTAGGTGTTGCTCCAGATGCTTCGGCTTCAGATGTTAGAAGGGCTTATAGAAAACTTGCGGCACAGCATCACCCAGATGCAGGTGGAGATCCAGCAATGTTTATTAAAGCAAAAGATGCACATGATCATATGATGAGCCGATTGAATGAATGGATCGTAATGCTTGCCGAATGGGTTTCAAAAAGATATAAAAAATAAGTTGACATCTACCACTAACAGGTTATAATTAACCTCGTTACGCAAACGCCTCTATAGCTCAGATGGTAGAGCATTCGGCTTTTAACCGATAGGTCGCAGGTTCGATCCCTGCTGGAGGCATTGATCAATTGAATAATGGCCCTATCGTCTAGTCGGTTAGGACATTTCCCTTTCAAGGAAGTAACGAGGATTCGAATTCCTCTAGGGTCATTCGGGATTGTGGTGGAATGGCAGACACGGTTGACTCAAAATCAATTGCCGCAAGGCGTGTGGGTTCGACTCCCACCTATCCCACTTGTTCCTACTCGTTCTAAAGAAAGGAAACCTATGAACGACATTGTTTTCTCTGCAATCACTCGCGCAAACGCAGTTGCATGTGGTGCTATCGGTATGGGTTGGCTTGATTTGAACTGCCCGAAAATGGCTATCACCATGTTTGTTGTTGGATGGATTGATCCAAATTGGATCGAACTCATCGGAAAGAAGAAGGAAACTAATAATGGAAACTCTAAAAAGCGCCGTTCAGCGACTAAGCGAACTCGTTAATCCAAGCCCAGCCCAAAAGTCGGCTTGTATTACACCTGTTTATATCGATGACAACGAGAAGGATGTTGTCTATGTTGCCTTTCTATACGAAGGTGACAATGTTGTTCGCCGTCATGCATTTCGTGATCATACGAAGGCCGAAGAACTGGTAAAAAATTGGACAACTACTGCTTGACAATTATAGCAGAGTTGTTATAATTCGAACTGTAAAGTCAATGATGGTTACGAGACTTACATCAAAGACTTGTTTCAACTGAAAGTCTCATTTAGGATTCTATACTATGGCTAAGACCCTTAGCAAGACTCGCAAGGTCATCAACTTCCTTGCAAACGGTAATACCCTCACCGCATCAGAGGCACGCGCTCGCTTTGGCGTTCGCAATCTTCGTGCAACCATCAGCAACATCCGCGAGACTGTCGAGCGTTTTGACAACTGGCAGATTGAGTCTGAGGTTTCTCCAACGGGTAAGACTCGTTACAGCATGGTCGACACTCACCCAGGTCGTCGCACCTATGGCTACCGTCCCGACGGCAGCCGTTACATGCTCTGATAATTAAATAGACCACCCTCCCGTCCGGTTATCGGTCTTGGGGTGCTGCTCGGAGGGGCAGCACCTCTTTCTTTTACCATAAATAATATGGAGGATTCATTATGGAACCACAGTATTTTTATGCTAAAGTAAAGATTGATGGTAGATGTATTGATCTTTTGCTCACACAAAACGAAGTAACTCGGTCATACAATAGAGCAAAAGAAAATCATGGAATTATGGATGAAATCCGTGGATATTCGGATCTATGTTGTGATGTTCCAACAGAACCAAAGAAATGTAGTATTTGGGAAAAAATATTAGGAAAGTGTAACTGTAAGGATTAATATGAAAAGTGAAATTAAAATGGTTCGTTTAAGTTCGGGTGAAGAAATTATCTGCAAGTGGAGTATGGATACTACTGTGGATAGCAATAAGCATATTCTTGCTGATGCTGCGATTCTTTTCCCAGTTGGACAAGGAAAGTTGGCGTTTGCTAAGTGGATGCCATATTTGAGTGAAGAAGCACATAAGGCTGGAATACAAATTGATAACAAGTTTGTAATGTTTGTTGTTGACATTGACAGCGAAATGAAGACTCAATATCAATCCATGATTTCTGGTCTTGTAGTACCAAGTGCTGGACCAATCATTGGTTCGGATTCTGGTCTCAAACTTTCAACTTGACAAATTTGAAACAACGGATATAATTCCGTTGTGAATTCCCGTAGCTCAGTTGGATAGAGCATCGGTTTTCTAAACCGATGGTCACTGGTTCGAGTCCAGTCGGGAATGTTTTTTTCCTCTGTAGCTCAGTAGGTAGAGCGGAAAACTGTTAATTTTCATGTCACTGGTTCGAATCCAGTCGGAGGAGTTTATGATTATAAATGTTTTGTTTTCAATACTTGGATTGACATTTGCAAATTGGGTATATGCCCATGTTGCTTATAACAAGTATTTCCAAGAAAGACCATTTACAGCATATGCTGTTTCTATCCTAGCAGCAGCAATAACAACTGCTGCGTGGGTATTGCTAATACGAAATGTAAAAGCAACAAGAGATGTGTTTATTACAAATTTGATTTGGGATGTTGGCGCCACAATACTGTGCGTCACTTTACCAATAATAATGTTTAATGTTAAATTAGATATGAAGACCGCAATCGGTTGTGTGGTTGCAATTGCTGGAATTATTATTACAAAGGTTTAATATGATTGATTACGCAGATGTGGTTTATGGTTTAGCATGGGGAGATGAAGGAAAGGGAAAAATCTCCAATTCCATAGCCAATCGTTATGATTATGTGTGTCGATGGAATGGTGGTCCAAACGCCGGACATACGGTGTGGATCAAAGACAAGAAGTACAAGACACACATCATTCCATGCGGAATCTTCCAAGGCATTCCATCAATCATTGGACCTGGTTGTGTTCTTAATGTTAAGAAGTTTCAAGAAGAGATTTCTTACTTGGAAAAGAACGGTTTTGATGTTTCATTGATCAAGGTTTCGCCAAATGCCCATATCATTACTGATGAACACATTGAGCGCGATAACAAAGAACTCAAGAAGAAATTAGGTACAACTGGTCAAGGCATTGCACCATGCTACGCCGATAAGATGTTGCGTTGCGGCATCCGCGCAAAAGATGTTATTGATTCTCAGTTCCTGTGGGATGGTACACTCTCTGGTAAAGTTCTATGCGAAGGCGCACAGAGCGTTTGGCTTGATATCGATCATGGTAATTATCCATATGTCACAAGCAGCACAACTCTACCGTATGGTGCTTGCTCACTTGGTATTCCACCAAAGTATATCGGTCGTTCTATTGGTGTTGCTAAGATCTATGACACCAAGAGTGGCGTAGATCCATTATTCCCTGAGAGCCTATGGGAAGATGAAAATCTAAATCGCATCATCGAACTAGGGCAAGAGTATGGTTCTACAACTGGTCGTAAGAGATTGGTTAATTGGCTCAATCTAGATATGTTGATCAAGTCTATTCAACTCTCTGGCTGTGATTATCTCGTTATTAATAAGTTGGATGTTCTTGAAACAATCGGTATATTTAAGGTATACTATCGTGGTATGCTTCATACACTGAAGAGTTTGTTTGATATGATGGATTTCATTCGACGGACTCTTTCGTTCCTACACATCGAAATTATCTTCTCTGGAAACCGTGAGGGCAGAGATATAGGAGAACATTTTGAATATGGGTGGTAAACATGCAGCCGGTAAAGGTGATAAATATAGACCGGTAGACCAGAAAAAATGGTCTGAAAATTGGGATCAAATCTTTAATAAAAAGAAACCTAAGAAAAAGGATGAAAAGAAATGAGTGACTACAAGGCTGGTTCAAATTATGATGAAGGGTTCAAGGCTCGATATTCTGGACAACATCGCACAGGAAATCCATACAGTATTCGATCTATGCAAGGATCGGATTGGCTAACTGGATGGACAGACGCCGACAACAAAATCTACGAGGAAGCCAAGACTCGTAATCTAAATCAATTAAACGAGCATGGACATGGAAAGCAATTCCTCCAAGACTGATGAATCCCCGTTAAAGAATCATCCCCTCTACGAAAATAGAGGGGATGATCTTGTTTATAGACTTCAAAAAGAAATTGAAGAGTTAAAGTTAGAGTTATCTAAAAAGATTACTTAATTTCATATCCATTTGGTAAAAATGATTTTCCATTTTCATCGGTATAGAATATTATAGGATAATGTGATGGTATTTTATTGGTTGGATTAGCAGGAACTGTCAATATTTGTGCTGGTAAAGTTATATCTATTGATGTTGAAAATCTATCTGCACCACATGGTCTGAAACTAGCCTCTGAAAAATAAGTATTATCTTGTAAAAACAAAGATATTTGATCTGTAGAAGTAAATATTGAACATTTGTTAATAACATTGGTTGAAGTTAATGTAGTAAGTGTTGAATTTGTTGCATTAAATAATAAACTTCCTGAAAGATAAATCCACTTATAGGCATTAAAAGTAAAATCGTATTCATTTGTTTTATTCTTCAAAAAATACCATCCAGTATTGAATTGAACATTTGAATTGGGTGCTAATGTAACTTGACTTGGATTTATTGGTATTAAAATAGACCATTCATTAGATAAACATGATTTATCAGATAGAGCAGAATAGTGATTTAATATTTCATTTGATAAATTGGTAGGTCCTGTGTTTGTTTGTTTTGATAATACATTAAATCCAAACCAATGATGCATCATTTCAATTGTTTTTGATTGTTGAATCCAAAAAATTTCTTGTAATTCATTTAATTCTGATGCTTGTAATTGGAATGCTGATTTAAATGCTAAAAAATTAAAATCAAGTGTAATATTTTTTGTTGAATATCTACTTAAATATGGATGTGTTGTTAATGGTGTAAAGGGAGAAATATCAGGTATGGTAGATGAAACATAACCACCATCTAATAACCGAACCTCATAACCTATATCATTACGAATATATTCAATAAGAGACAAAATATTATTTCTTTGAACTATTTCTCCTCCGCTTCTATTTCCAAAAAAAGCAGTTTCACCATTTACATTTATTAACATTGGAGAGCCGCTATCGCCAACGTGTATGCTAGTTTGAATTGGTATTGTATTTTCTTCATTTTGTAAATATTCAGTAGCAATGTAATCGTCTGTTCCAACAGCATTAAGAAACCTTCTTAATAAAAGTTTTCCATTTGGATCTTGAGTAAAAATTGTAGTATTTGGTCGTATTGTTTCTGTTTTTACAAACGGATAAATTTTTATATTTTGTAATTCTTGGTCTGTTAATTTTGTATCTAATTTAAACAAAACATAATCATTGCTCCGATTATCACCAATTCTAATGCAATTTGGATACCAAGAAGATTGACTGTTAAATCGGCTTTCATCTACTAAAGCAGCAACTTTAGTTGCCTGTTTTGTTGGATAAATAGTTCCATCTTTTCCAATAAAATTTATATCTGTTATTGTATTTGGACCAATATAATGATCACATGCCAACACATGTTGTGGACTTATTAGTATAAATGCAATTTGACCATTATTCCAGAGATTGTAATTATATTGAATATTATTCCATTGTGTATCGTTGCAATTACCAGTAGTGTAGCAAGTATAATCACCATATTGTAATGGAGTAAACATATTGTTATATTGTCTGAAAACCTCTTGTGGATTACTCCATCCATAAGACATCATCCCTCTTCTTCTTACATGTAAACCACTCCAGTCTATTGATGGAAAATTATATCTACTATCCAATAATAGATTATTTGGATTATATCCTGTTGCTTGTACCAAACAACTGGAACCGGGGGGGTTAGACCTGGGTAATGATGGTACTGTTGCACTCTGATTGAACAGATATATGTCGTGTAGTGTTGGGTTATAATTTGATATTACTGCCATACAACTATTTATACATATCAGTGACGGGCAACGCGAACTACGCTATTCGTGCGAAAAAGGAACTTCGCTACCTTTCGACCGTCAGACCGGGGAGATGGGAACTCCCCGGTTATTTTTTCTACATACAATACTATGGCAGATAAAATAGCAACAATAAAATCAATTCCAGTTGTTTATCTAAAAAATGAAGATGGAAGTTATAATTTAGATACTCGTGGATTTAGAAAAATAACAAAAATCGGAAATCAAGTCAATGGAAATGATGATTGGGAAGCATTAGGAACTTCCGAATATGTTTTACATCCAAATGTAGTTTTTACCACAAATTTGGCTGAAATACAAATGACAAAAGCGCAGTTAGATGTCATAGTCCCAAAATTGCTTGAGAATAATTTTAATGCATCTGTTTGGATATACACAAGTAATGCGTTTGGTTCAAATACAGATTATCGTGGTTTTACATTCAATGGAACAACTTTTGGAAATGAAATACAGACTCTTCTTACTGCTTGGTCTGGTATAACCCTATATCCACAATATTTTAATAGTTATCCAAAAGAAATTATTCTAGATTTTGAAAATGAAATTACAAATTTCATAAATGGTGATGTTGGAGTTACTGGTGCTACATGCGCTGCTGCTATAAATTTACTAAATCTAGCATTGGCTAAAACCAAACAAGTAGCAACTACATCTACAGTGTTCCAATACAATTGTCCAAGCCTTCCATTCTATTTCCAATTTGCAAATGGTAATGGTTCAAATTGGTTTGCTAAGAATTGGACACTCACAGATGAATCATACCTAGCAGAAAAAACAAGATTACTTGCTCAACACAAACAAAAAATTGCAGCATTTATTTCAAATAGTGATCTTTTAAGTTTTATGGCATATCCAGTTTATTCAGAAAGTGCATGGAGTGGAACAACTGGCTCGCAGTCTGAATGGGTATATAACAACACATATTCTGGTTCTCAGCAATTATCTGGATCAAAAGGAATATCAATATCAGTAAGTTCTGTTATATTTCCAGGCAGTGAGTATGTGTTAAATGGTGTTTCTTTGGCTTATATTGAAGCACTACCATCTCTAATTGCTAGTGACGCGTTTATGGTAAATTATACTTTGAGACCAGCAAAAATAGGTGGAGCAAGGTATGTTAGTTTCTGGGATTCATGGGGAAATAATGCTGATGCTGCTGCTGGTGTTACTACTGGTAATAATAACAATGATCAATATGTTTATGTCAATAGAAAATTGGCTAATGATCTATTCACAGATACAGGAGTAGGAGTAACACATTCACTTCAAGATAATGCATTCTGGCAGGCTGCATCCACAAAACTTAAAATATTGGAAGCAGCAACTCAAAAAACTATAAATCTAGCCATAGCATATCGGCAGATTTAAATTTATATTGATTTTTTGATGGTTTTTACATTATGATCAAATCCACTAAAGCCATCAATAGATACTTGATGATCGTGAATTTGTTTTAATGCATCTCTAAAACGCTTTATACCATTTGTTCCAGTACTTATAGAAGTGACATGCTCACCTGTGTCTGGTGCATGAACTTGAAAGTGGGTTCTTCCTTGTGTAACATTATATCCTAAAGTTTTAGCCAATTTTACTATTTCATGACCGGCACCACTATCGGTATGATTAATACCATATAAGTATTTGCCTTCTAGTAATAAATCTTCGTTTAAAAATTGGATGAATGTTAGCATAAAATATGTATCAAAATGCTTGACTGCCATTTATACCCTGTTATAATACTCCCATGCAACTTTCCCATGCGGAAGAATATCTTCAGTTGGCTTATCCGCTGTGCCTTACCATTCCGAGGCAGAAGAAGCATGTTTCTCTTATTGTTTGCAAGAAGAGAATTATTACCGTTGGTATGAATTATTTCAAGACCCATCCAATGGCTAAGGAATTTGGCTATCAGTTTGAAGAAATGCATTCCGAACTGGATGCCTTTCGTAAGTTGGATAGGTCTGACAAGTCTAAGAAGTTGCATCTCATTAATGTTCGTTTTAACAAGTTTGGTCAAATGCGAATGTCCAAGCCATGTGAAAAATGTCTACCGTGGTGTGTTGAAGTTTTTAACACAATCCACTATACTACTGATCAAGGTATTCAGCGTCTTGAATACTGATTTCATTACTTTAAAGGAGTAATTTATGTTTTACCGTGAAGTTGGTTATCAACATTATTTTGTCGGTGCTGTTGTTTTCGGTGCAGTTTTCATTCACTCTGCAAAGATCGAATCCTCTGATTGGACTTCCGCCGCTGGCGTTTTTGCTCTAGTCTGTGCTGCTTTCGGTGTTGCAACTCTACTGCGTGTTCTCAGGAGTACCAAGGACGATCTTCGTGGTCAAGTTGAGTATGCCCGCGAGGAAGAGATTCGTCGTGAGTTTACCGACCGTATTGCAAACATCGAGCGCAACTATGATCGCGTAAGCGAGAAGTGCTGCAAGAAGGACTAAAACATTGCCCGTAAGGGCAATCACGGCGCAGTAGCCCAATGGCAGAGGCAATCGACTTAAAATCGATCAAGTGTGGGTTCGAGTCCCACCCGCGCTATTTCAGGAGAAACCATGTTCAGACTTCATATTGATATCCCACTTGCAATGACTGAAGAACAAGCAGCCGAAGCAACCAAGAAGATTATTGATCTTCTTGAGAAGGAAAAGATGTTGACTTTTGGTGTAGAACAGGTAAACTATCGTTTGGGACACGACGATGATCGACAGAAGAGCAACTATCTTCTGAAGAACGAGAATGGTCATATCTCAAACAAAAAGTCTCACATCTATTGGATGTGAACCCACGGGATGTGGGGGTCTAGGAGGCCCAGCCTTGCTTATAACGAGGTGGCAGTAGGTTCGAATCCTATACATCCTATTATGGAATCGCGCAATATTATTGATCCTTACCACTATTGGACCACAGATGCTATTAAAGCAGATCTTGATACTAAGCGTTGGAATTATTCAGTTGTCTGCTGTAATATTGGCAATGATTTTAATATTGCGACCGTTATTCGCAATGCTAATGCATTTCTTGCAAAAGAAGTAATCATCTATGGCAATAAGAAGTATGATCGGCGCGGTACTGTCGGTACTCATCACTATACCAATTTTCGTCATGTTAAGTCTGTTGATGATTTGGGATCTTATATTGAATCCAAGCGATCCATCGGACCGATACGAATACTAGGAATTGATAATGTTCCTCAAGCCATAAATGTAAACTCATTTGATTTCAATCCACACACTCATTACATTATGATTTTTGGTCAAGAACAAATTGGTATTCCACAAGATGTTCTTGACATGTGTGATGATGTGGTGTATATTCCACAATATGGATCGGTTCGTAGTATTAATGTTGGATGTGCAAGTTCAATCATCATGAATCAATATTGTGATAAGGTTTCTAATTATGATTACAGATCGTTTTAAGTCTCGGTATGGACAACTCCGCACAATCACTGAAAACAGTGATGGTTCTTTCATCGTAGAGGGAGAGTCCTTATATCATCGTTGTGGTAATGCAGAAGATGGAATGGATCTTTGGATGGTTGACTTTGAAGGTGGTCCATTTATTTGTGTTGGTGATCCTTTGCTTGGTCATAAGAACTATGGGATTGTCAAGAAACTTGAAATCCTAGAAGATGATCGGAATGATTATTTCAAAGTCAAAGTAATTTGTGAATAAATAAACTTTGCGGGTGTAACTCAGTGGTAGAGTGTTGGTTTTCCAAACCAATTGTCGAGGGTTCGATCCCCTTCTCCCGCTTTTCGCGTAGTTCGTTGTGTGATGATGACTAGACTTGTCTGTTGCAAAAGACAAGTGAGATAAAGGGTGCAAGCCCCTCGCTACGCTCTGCGAGTGTACTCAAGCGGTCAACGAGGGCAGACTGTAAATCTGCTGACATTTGTCTACGAAGGTTCGAATCCTTCCGCTCGCACTACATATCTTTGGTATTGTTGAT